AGCAGAGCAAGGCGAAGATTATGTATTTTGTGATGATATTTTGGAGCAAGAATGAATAACTGGCCCTTTCCGTCACAATGTCCACCTGTGCCTTGGACTGCTGAACAACAGAGAAAGTATGCAGAGGAACAACTCAAGAATCTACCTGAAAGCCCTTTATAGGCTCAGTTGTAAGTTTCGTGTAAGGTTCGTATGCTAAAGTGTTACTCTTATATTTATAGGGGTTACTTATGGCTACGAATAAACACAGACAGGAATTAATCAAAATGCATCATCACAAATACACTCGACACTACACCACAGAGGGCTATTATTGCTTCTATTGTGGCGATCCTGCCGAAGGCTTAGACCATGTACCACCAATTAGCATGATTGATGCTATGCCTTACAAGAAGCGAAAACAGGACAGGATTCCTGCCGTAACTGTGGCTTGCTGTAAGGAATGTAACGGGGCTTTGTCTAGCCGAAGGCTTCCAACTGTGGATGACCGCTTGATGTTTCTGGAGTCCTACTATGACGCTAAGTTTAAAAAACAAAACGCCATGTGGACAGAAGAAGAAATTCAAGAACTAGGACACTCGTTACAAAAGAGCGTTCGAGCACGTCAAGAACAACTACAACGATTCATCCATAAAATTCGAGCAATTCAACGACGACACATCATGGTTGAGACGCATCCAACCTTTGACATTAATCCAGAAGAGGAAGAACAGCTTCAAAGTACCGTTTAAAACGATTTTGAGGGGCGTAGGAGCGATTCTTTACCCTTCAGCCGATTCCGCAACACCCTAACCAACAAAGAGGCTTAAAAATGACACATTGTGTATGTTGTGACAGACTGCTCTCAGACTATGAGGCTACAATCAAAAATGCTGTGACGTTTGAATACATGGATTTATGTAAAGTTTGCTTAGAGGATGTGAAGCCCTTCACTAAGCTCATTGATCGTAAAGACCTGATTACCGAACAAGACTTAGATGACGAAGAAATTGACGACCAAAACACATCGGTTTCCCTAGAAGACTTAGACATACATATTAACTATGTAGTAGACTATGAAGACTCTAGAGGTTCCTATGAAGTCTAAGAACTTTAAAGTAAATAAACTATTTATAAACTACATAAGAAGAATACTATGTAGTCATAAAAGTAAAAGGGGTACAACATGAACGAAAAGAAAACTAGCTTTGAATTGTTAACAACTGAAGACCTAATGTCCATTGATGAACATCAAGAAGCATTAGAAGAAGCTCACTATGTCCACACAATGAATGCTTTTGTGGAATTGATTGTTGTCTATGGCTATGATAAGGTCATAGGTGACTTAAGGACTGCTATGGGAAACAAAACATGGTGATTAGTCTATTTGTATTTGTCTTAACTTTGATAAAGGTGTCACTAAAATGAATATAGTTGTAGATAAAATAAAATTTAAACCTTTGACTTTGGCTGAACTTCGTCAGCTTCATGGATATTGCATGGTTGCAGAAGAAGACGGGGGTTTTTACGGGAATAAACGACAATACTGGAGTCGTCATAAAAACATTCGGGCTTTTTTAGAAGACGCTATCAATAAAATGGAGAATTAAAATGAGTGGAAAACTAACCTTAGAATATGATTTGTCTAAACCTGAACAAGTCTATGCGTACAAGTGTGCCTTGAAGGGTTTGGAGGCTTGTCAAATGTTGGAGTCTTTGAAGTCCTATACCCAAGGCTACCAAGCCTACAAAGGGGTCTCAGAGACCGTTCTACAGGACATCATTCAGGACTTAAGCAAATGGGACAACGTAAAACTGTAACGTCAGGATGGCGTAAACGTGGAGGAGGTTTGAATATGAGCAAAGAAGCAAGTAGTGTCGAAGACACGGTAGCACGAAGTGCGATGAAGCTGGCGCTTGAGGCGTTGGAAGATTTGGGTATGAAACACTTTGAAAGCACTGGTGAGGTGCTGCATAAAGAGGTGTTTGACGTACTTAAAGAAGCACTAGCCAAGCAAGAAGGCCAATCAAACTTTTGCCCGAACTGCGAGGCTTTATCGCGTGAGTTGAAGGCTATCAAGCAAGAGCAGGGTGAGCCTGTGGCGTGGATGCATAAACGTTCAGGCCGACTTATCGTACATAAACCATACGGAAGTATTGATGAATGGGATGCGCTTTACACCACACCACAACCAAAGCAAGAGCAGGATGAGCCTGTGGCGTGGATGATGCACAACTCAAGCGGCGATGAAATTTCAATCACTGAGTCAAATCTTCGCAATCATCAACCAACATTTGTTCAAGAGCTTTGGAAAGGCGCAACGCCTCTTTACACAACACCTCGAACAAAGCAAGAGCCTGTAGCGTGGCGACACGACATGGGTGAAGAAAATGGCGGGTGGGAATATTTTGAGGAAGCATCCTGTCCTGATTGCCAACCTCTCTACACCACCCCACAACAACCTTCCGCTACCTCTCGCACATGGGTTGGGCTGACGGATGAGGAAGTCAAAAAGATTGCCTACAACAGCATTGAAGTCAAAGTGGCCAAAGCCATTGAAGCCAAACTCAAGGAGAAGAACACATGAGCACAAAGAATGATATTACAGGTGATTCACTTGTAAGCAAAGCATCTAACGAGGCTTACCGTAACAATTTTGACAATATCTTTGGTAAAAAGAAGGAACAACAGACTGTGAATGAATATGATGACGAACACGATCACGAAGATGGTGAATGGACTTGTGACCATTGTGGTGGGCCTATGTATCGACAAGCTCATTGGAATTACGCACAATGTGATGACTGTGGCGCACGACAGGAGCTGATTGATGACGACTACCTCTGATAAAGAACTGCTAGAACTGGCTGCAAAGGCGGCTGGTATAAAAGGAAGAATGGTTGGATGGACTGGAGAAGAATGGTTTGAGCGTACTGATGTAACTGGTTATTTAGAAGGCTATAAACCACGAATCGAATGGAACCCACTAACAGACGATGGTAATGCGCTTCGGTTGGCCGTGAAGTTGAAGTTGGATATATGGCGTGGAAAGCATCCTAGCGGAGAGCAATATGTTGCAGCACAAAAAATTTGGCATAGCAATGACAGTATGTATTACGACGATGGTGTTGTTTGCGGTGACGACCCATACGTAGCAACCCGCCGAGCAATCGTAAGAGCAGCAGCAGAGATTGGGAAGACACTATGATTAAATCCGTACATATCGAAGGCAAGTGGCCTTTTAAGTACGAGCCTACACAGCGCTTAGATAAGAACGCTAAGGAACGTGAACGCTACTGGCGTAAGAAGGCAGCAACAGTTAAGACCACAGACGGTAAGAAGCTCTTGAATCTTCCTGTCTATGAGATGACAGACAATCAATTTTTTGAAAGTATCAATAATCATGTTTACTCAAGATGAAATCATTGAGATGGCTAGAGAGGCTGGCTTTGATCCTGTAATTCAAATCGCAATTGATCGTATGGATCGGTTTGCACAACTAATAGCAGCTAAAGAGCGTGAGGCGTGTGCAAAGACTGCAGAAAACAAAGGATTGACTTGGAAATCCAGAGAAGACATAGAGCCAGAAAATGCCAAACGTGCTTACATGGCAAGTCAATTCATAGCCCAAGCAATCCGAATACGGGGGTCTAATGAATAACTTAAAAGTAGCTTCTAAGTTCCTACGACATACCTCTTGTGAGCATTGTGGTAGCTCGGATGGATCGTCTATCTATGATGATGGCCACCAATACTGCCATGTGTGCAATACGTACACAAGAGGCGATGAAATCGTAGGTACTTCTCAACAAGTACAAACAAAAACAACAAAGGTATTTCAGATGAAAACAACAGGGGAATCCAAGGCTATCGTAGATCGGGGTATCTCACGTGATACTTGTGAGTACTTTGGTGTTACTCAAGCTGATGGTAAGCATTACTATCCTTATTTCGATGAAACAGGCGCTAAAGTAGCTGAAAAGATTCGATCTGTAGAGAACAAGACATTCTCCATTGCAGGGAATTTCAACAAAGCTACGCTCTTTGGGCAGAACTTGTTTCAAAAAGCAGGGAAGTACATCACCATTGTTGAAGGTGAGTTAGACGCTCTAGCATCATTCCAGATGACAGGCAGCAAATACCCTACTGTGAGCATCCGTAATGGGGCTTCGGCGGCTGTTAAAGACTGCAAGGCTCAGTATGAGTACCTAGATAGCTTCGAGACTATCGTTATCTGTTTTGATGCTGATGAAGTTGGACAGAAAGCGTCTAAAGAAGTTGCTGAATTGTTCGGTAACAAGGTTAAAATTGTTAAACATTTAAAGGAGTGCAAAGATGCCTGTGATTACCTCTCTAACGGACGAGGAGCTGAATACGTTAACCAATGGTGGAAAGCTGAGAGTTTTGTACCCGATGGGATCATCCAAGCCTCAACACTATGGGACAGCGTATCTGAGCCTGAACCCGTTGCAGAAGCCTTCTATCCCTTCAAAGGACTTAATGAATTGTTATATGGTTTACGAAGCGCTGAACTTATTACAGTCACGGCTGGATCAGGCTTGGGTAAGAGTCAATTCCTTAGAGAAATTCTCTACCGTATCCTTGAAACAACTCGATGGAATATTGGCGGGATGTTCCTCGAAGAGTCAGTGCGAAAGACTGCCAGATCAATTATGTCCTTGCACGCAAATAAGAAACTACATCTGCCAGACACTGCCGTCTCAGAACGAGAATTGAAGGAGGCATTCGATGCTACTTTGGGTACTAATCGTGTATTCTTGTTTGACCATTTTGGTAGTCTTGCCATTGATAACGTCCTTAATCGAATCAGGTATATGGCACGTGCTTGCGATTGTCGCGTGGTTTTTCTCGACCATCTTTCTATTCTTGTTAGTGGTATTGATAATAACGATGAGCGTAAATCGATTGATGTCATGATGACACGCTTGAGAACTCTTGTTCAAGAAACAGGAATCACGTTGATTTGTGTTAGTCATTTGAAGCGTCCAAGCACTGATAAAGGCCATGAAGATGGACAAGCTGTCACACTTTCACAACTACGTGGTTCAGGATCTATTGCACAACTTTCAGACGCTGTAATTACTCTTGAGCGCAACTCAATGAGTGATGATCCAATGGTTCGAAACACTACAAAAGTCGCTGTTGCAAAGAACAGGTACACTGGAGCCACTGGCCCTGCTTGTAGTCTTCTTTACGATAGCAAAACAGGCCGCATGATTGAAATGGATCAAACATTGTAAATAAAGCTTGACTTTCTTAGATCATATACTATAATGTTGTGATCTAAGGAGATTAACTATATGAAACAGTGTAAAGTTTGTAAACAAGAGTTGGACGACAATAAATTTGCGTATTCTTATCACACCCTGTCCACAGGGGAACGTAAAGGATACAAAGACTCAACCTGTATGGTTTGTCGTCGCAAGAAGCATCTTGAAAAAGAAGGTAAACGAGAGGTACATCGTCAAGGTAATCGTAACTGGATCAAGAACAACCCAAACAAAATTAGGATTCAAAATCTTAGAAAGTATGGATTGACTCCTGAACAGTATGATGATATGCGAGTAGCTCAACAGTACAAATGTTTAATATGTGAGAAACATGAGGAAGACGTACCAAAGAGTAAATCTAAAACGTCAGCGACTGCTTTGCATATTGACCACTGTCACACAACTGGAAAGATTCGAGGATTGTTATGCACAAACTGCAATAATATGCTAGGAAAAGCAAAGGACAACGTGGACATTCTCAAAAATGCTATAACTTACTTGGAGAAATCAAATGATTGAAATGATGATTGTAGGTGCTACAGGCATCGGTTACGCTATCGTTGGTACGCTACAGAGCCTCAAAGGTGAGTACGCTAACGGTATGATTTGGATTGGATACGCATTTGCACAGGTAGGATTGTTCCTAAACTTGAAATGACTTGGAACGGTTTAACTTACGAAGAGCAAGAGGAAATCGTAGCATCCGCTCATTCAATTAGAGATGCAATAAACCGAACTGATTGGAAACTGAAAGAAAAGAATGAACAAACGAATCGCA